CCTTTGTCTATCGCTTCTCTAATGTAAGTCTCTAAGACATCTATACCACCCTCTACTGTAAAAGGAACTGTAGTATTTGCCCAACTATCTCCACCTACTTTAGTTTTATCCATTTCAATCTTCATCTCAAAACCAGTTCTAACTTTGTTACCATCTACCGTTTCTTCTATCCACGGACCTCTTCGTACATTTAGAATCAAATGGGAAAAGAATGTTTGACCATGCCCACCTGGTGTAGTGTTAGGTGCATATATACTAGCTAGGTTCTCTCTTAATTGATTGATTGCTACAAACGCAGACCCATGTTTCAAATAAGCCATTATCTTACCAATACTTTGAGTGACAAACCTTGCTTGCCACGCCATTGGACTATAACCAAAGTCCC